TGTCGTAATAGATGGAGAAGAAGTAACCATCGAAGGATCCATAAGAAAGACGCTGCACTGCCATTATTTTCCTCCGTTTCGTGCAAAGTCAAAGTTGTTGCGATCGTAGGACATCTTTATGTCACGCCCGCTCAGTGTAGTGGTACCTGATTCTCCACCAAAGGCAAAGCCTGTGAACTTACCAGCCATTTGGAAAGCAGTCGCAAAGCTCTGGGTGTTACCAGTCACAGCCACTATGGCAATGGCCAAGGCTGCCGTTGCAGCTGCTGCTGCGATCATCTTGGCAATGTATGCCTTGAGTCCCTCAACCATCACCTTGAAAAAGTTCTCTCCTCTGATGATGGAAGCGTCAAAGCTTGCGCTTAGGATATCACCAAACTGCTCCCCAATGAAATTGACCACGCGCATCTGCTCTGCCCACTCATATGTGGTCTTATTGAGTCCCTTCATGGACTCATTCCACATGTCCAAAGATCCTGCTGCATATTCTCCTTGACGGATGATTCCAAATACAGAAGGATCTGGTTGATACAATGGGATGGCAGTTGCCTCTGTGCTCTTGAGTCCCTTGTCCTCTGGCATAAAGGTGCCGAACTCCAGCTTGATCTTGCTAACCTTTTTTAGCTCCTTGTGCAGGTCCTTCGCCTCAGCTACAGCTGTCTGAAATCCTTCTCCCACTCTGGCAGCTTCATTGCCAAGGGTTGCAGCTTCACGCCCTGCAGCTTCTGCCTCAATCCCCATGCGAATGAGGGCTCCGTTGGCAGTGTCCAGGTAAGAGGCGTAATATGCCAGCTTCTCAAAGAAAGTAAGCTGTGAACTGAAAAGGCGATTGATATGCCCAAGTGCAGTATTCAACCAGCCAAGCACTGCCTCATAAACAGGAAGGAGCTTCTGGCCCAATTCCGTTTTTATGTTCTCCAGTGCTGCCTTCTGCTGGAGGAGTCGGTCTTGTGTAGTGAGTAGAGTATTATTTGCCCCACCCATTTCTTGCTGGATAATCCGGCCCACGGCCTCGGCAAAGGTTCCGCCCTTTTTGAGCTCTTCCTGCACTGCTTTGGCTGAGATACCCAAATTGTCCAGGATCATCGTTGACTGACGGCCCACACCTTTCACAATGCTGTCCACCATGTAGTCAACACTCTCACCCATCTCATTAGCCTGCTTTTTGGCATATGAGAGGTATTTGGTAAACTCCTGAATAGGTATACCCAGCTTCTCAGCTGTTACAGCTTGGCGCATGAGCTCCAAGTCGCTGACGGTGCCCTGTACGGAGGACCGCAGCTGCTCCATGTTCGCAGCATTACCAATGCGCTCAAAAGCGGTGGCAATGCCTTCGGCCTTCATGGCCAGGTCTAAGGATTCAGAGACGAATTCCTGGATCTGGCTGACAGCAAAGGAAGCACCAATAAGACCGCCAAGGTTCTGGAATTGTTTTGAGATGCCTTTGATAGAATTGTCCACCTGGGTGATACCCCTGCGGAATTCATTCACATCCATTCCCAGAATGACCTTACTCCTTATATCTTGCGCCATGTGCTTTCAGGAATTCTTTGAATCCGTTGTTTTTCTTCTCATTTTCAAAGCGCATCAGTTCCGTCTCCGTGATTGTGCGCTTCACGCTCTTGCCACTTATATTGACCAGGACTGTGGCCAGCCATCTGGTCCGTTTCCATTGATCCTGATACCCTTCAAGGCCGTGTTTTATTACGGCTTCAAATTGGGCCTTGGTCAGGCTCATGGCATCTGCTTTGTTCAATCCCAGCCTCCCGATCAGGAGACCCAGCATATCTACTGGGCCTCCCTCGGGGAAAAAGGGCCGTTCAAGGCACTACTGATCTCGGAGACATCCTTTGCGGAGATCTCTTTCTTGAATTCGTCAAAGCTGGGCCGGTCATCCTTATCCCAGTATTCCTGAGCGTAGACCAGGTAAATCATGTCCGTCATTTTTGGCGTACCGATTTCTGTCATGCTCTTGCCAGTGATTTCCTCATAAAAGAGGGCTGCGCCTAATTTAAACTGTGCCATTTTCCCTTTGGTTTATTAGTTAGTGCCTATCGTCCAAGCTCCAGTGCCCTGTAGGCTGAAGCTGTATGTGCCGTTCTCTTTGTCTGGGAATGATCCAGAAAGCTGCGTCAAGATAGCAGCACCTTCAATCTTCGTTTCACCAGTTGCAGGTGTAACGGAACCAGCAGCACACTGGGTGATTTTGATGTCTACCTCTGCACCAATAGAAGCGTAGAGATCATCTGGATTCCAGCTGGTAGCTGAATCATCACCAAACAAAGCGGATCCAGAGATGGTCCAGTTCTTGGCGCTGGTAACGTAGGAACGGTATACCGCGTCATCTTTGCTAGTCACCTCGCGGGTTTCAGCGTTCATTTCAAATGAGCAATCTGACTCCAATGCAAAGCCTTTGTAAGTGGTCCCTCCGTCCGTGGAGAGTAGTACGCGGATCTCTCCGCCAGAAATAGATGCCATAGTATTATGGTTTTAGAATGAATAAAAAGTCAGCTGCCAGCAGTATGCGCTGGTTTACATCGTCATAAAAAAACTGAACACCGTCCAATGTGGCGGTGAGGTAGTCCACATCTGTCTTGATTAGATCGCGGATAGTGGCGAGCTCTGCCTGGGCATCGTCTGCATCGGCAAAGTGTAGAAAGAGCGTGGCGTTGATATTTTCCTGAGGCTCAAGGTCCTTATTCTCGGTGATATCAATGCTCTGGATCTGGATCACAATGTGATCGTCTGTGATCCCTTGCGGAGCAGCTATGGCAAACACATCGGCTGTGCTTGAAGTGTTGACCGCGTCAAAAATGTACTGGAGGTAATTCATCGCAATACCGAATTTATGCGTTTTTGAATATGCCTCTGCATCATCTTCTGAGCTTTTTCCATCACATCAGTGCTGTCAGCAGCTTCTCCAATGAAATCCTTTGGCTTGAATCCTTTGGAAGTACCTCCAAAGAGCTGCCAGATAGCGTAATAGGCTCCACCTTTCTTTTGACCGCGAAGGCCCACCACAACATAAGCCTTCTGTGTCCCTTTGTTTGCCCACTTATTGATTGAGCCGTAAAGGTTGTAAAACTTAGCCCCAAGAGCGGACCGCGATTTCATGCGGATGCCTTTGGGTTCATCACTGCCTTGATAGGCGAGATTTCGGGCTTCTGTCACCAGAGGCTGAGCCTCTTTGAGTAAAAGCTTGCGCACCTCTCGGAATCGCATGGTCTCTGAGGTACCCAGCTTGCGTAAACGCTGACGGAATTCCTCAAAGCTCTCTGTGCGTCCTGATTGACTGCGGAGGTAGACATTAGAGCGTGCCATTGTCGCGCAGTTTTGTCTTTACCAAAACATATCTCTTGCGTCCTTCTGGGACCACGGAGATGATGTCAAAGTACTGACTGTTGTACCCCAGCTTCCAATCTGCTGAGATGTTTGCATTGTATCGCAATCTCCAGTTTACAATGTACTGGCTCTGGATCTGATCGTTCACAAAAGCCTCACTGCCTGCGACCTCCAGACCGGGAATGACCTCCTGGGCATAGAAATCTCCCTGGCTCACAAATGTGAGCTTCACCTGCCCACTATTGTTTTGAGAGGTAGTGGGTGCGTATAGTGTGACTCTGCGATCTAAGGTCATGCAAAATTCCTGCGATAGCGTCCCACAATACGGTCAAAGAAACGGCTCTTATCATAGGGCATATCATCCCCAAAATCAAAGCCGAATTTCACGCGCTGATATATCGCGTGTTTGAGGTCCTTAGGCATAGCTGCAAAGCCTGCGGTGTACACAATCACCATGCGCTCTCCCTCGGATCCTATGCTTGGAGTGATGACTCCGTCCAGGATTTCATACTCCGTGTCTTCTGTTGAAACTCCATCCACATAAACATGGACAGAGGTGATAGCACCAGCGGGCCAGTAGGGGAGCTCATAAGAGCTCACCCATACTGTGTCCGCGGTTATTGTTGCTGTTCCAGCAATGACATGGGCATAACTTAACGCCTCCTCACACGCTGCCTCATAGAGGAAGGTCAA